CAGCAGGTTGGTATGCTACTGAAGATGGCACAACTACCTCAGTTGCTCACTGGTTGGAAGAAGATGATTTCAGAAAGAATGGTGGCGTAATGAATCATGAGACTGTGGAGTCTATGAGTAAGCGTAGAAAGCCTTTCACAGTAGACTATACAGGTTTTGGTTGGGTACTCATTAAGAATGGTGTCTTTGAGAATCTACCTTATCCTTGGTTTGCACCTAAGATGCAAGTCTTTGAGTCAGGGGCAGTTCAGGATATGTGTGGTGAGGATGTCTCATTCTGCTTGGATGCCATTGAGCAAGGTGAGGAGATATGGTGTGATCCAAGAATCAGAGTGGGTCATGAGAAAACAAGAGTTATCTAGGAGACCTCTAATGACACTATCAAAACAAGTGCAAGACTCATTGGATGAGGCAGTTGCATCACTTAGGAATGCTCTTGCTTTTGCAGCAAGAAGTGAGGAACCTTATATTAGTAAACACATTGCTGATGTAATGTTCCAAATAGAAAATCTCAAGAATGTTTCAAATGTTCTTGCAATGTCTGAGCAAATTATGAAAAAATTGGAGGAAGAAGAGTAATGCCAATCAGAAAATCTCTCTCTGGAAATGAGTTTGTAGAGACCATACCCAAGAAAACTAGTCAAGGATATGGTAAGCACACCAAGTATGCTGCTACTAGTTCCAATAAAGCAAAAAAGAAGTATAGGGGGCAAGGAAAGTAAATGAGTTCTCTAATCTGCAATCTTCCTGCCATTGAGGTATGGGTAAGAAAGGAGTATTTAACTGACTTTAAACATGGTTTTGGTGAATTTACAAGAGGCGTCTGGGTATCTGCAAAGAGTATGCCTGGACGTGCTTTTTATTTTGAGACATATTTACCAGAATATGCAGCAATGTTTGATAAGTTACCTATCAGTGCATTCTTAACTGATCCTGAGATACCAGATCCTGATATGAATCTGTATAATCTACAGTTTTGGAACTGTATGGATTATGGAGTCACAGCAGTTCAAAAGCAATTTATAGGTTCTATGTCATATGAGTTGTATACAAGGGATCATGGAGTCATGAAGGGCACTTATGTTGCCACTCTGGATAACTATCATGACCATCCTGACTTTGTAGATTACTCTACAAGTGAGACACCTGCAGAACATAAGTCACATAACCTTATTGAATTGGAAAATGGACAGTATGCTCTGTACCCAAACAACAGAATGAGAATATATGACAATAGTATTACACCCAAAGAACCTAAACAACCTGACTTTAAGGTGTCTACACAGTATTATCAGGTAGAAAATGGTAGGGAGTATGATGGAATGGGTGATCAGGATGATTACTTCTGGAAAATAGCAAAAGAACGTGAATAAATAACTTATATTTAACGTTATTTCATGCCTGTAGAGAGGATTAGTAGGGGATTTAAGGACATTAGCATGTCTTTTGATGTTAATCCTATCAGCTCAGATCTAATTGCAACCAAAAATGAGGTTGCAATTGCTCGTTCTGTGCGTAATTTAGTACTGACAAGACCTGGTGAAAGATTTTTTAATCCAGATCTGGGTTCTAGAGTGTATGAATCACTATTTGACAATGTAGATGAGATATCTGCCTCCATTGTTGAGGATGATATTAAGGATACCCTTGATAATTATGAACCTAGAGTGAAATTGATTAGCGTAAAGGCAACTCCTGACCCTGAAGGGAATGCTTTTGATGTTGTACTTACATATAATATCATAGGAATTGATGCTCTTCCTCAACAATTAGCATTTGCACTACAGCCAACAAGATAAATGGCACTAGTTAATTTCACAAATCTAGATTTTGATCAAATAAAGACTTCTCTGAAGGATTATTTGAGAGCAAATTCCAATTTTACTGACTATGACTTTGAAGGATCAAACCTTGCAAGCATAATTGATGTATTAGCATACAATACATACATCTCCTCATACAATGCTAACATGATTAGCAATGAGGTTTTCATAGATAGTGCTACTTTGAGAGAAAATGTAGTTGCACTAGCAAGAAATATAGGTTATACACCCAGATCAAGGACTTCTGCAAAGGCAGTAGTTTCATTTTTTGTAGATACAACTGGATTTACTACTAAACCTATCACTCTAACCCTTAAGAAAGGTATTGTAGCAACTTCTGCAGCAACATTTGGGTCAGAAAGTTACTCATTTTCCATTCCAAGTGACATTACAGTCCCTGTAATTGATGGAGTTGCCACTTTTGGTGATGTTGAGATCTTTGAGGGGTCATTTTTAACAGCAAACTTCACTGTTACCTCAGAAAACCCTGCACCACCAGTAAGATATATCCTAGATAACCCACATATTGACACTTCTACTCTAGAAGTAGCTGTAAGAGACACTGAAGCAAGCACTACTTCTAAAAAATATGTATTTTCTGATACCCTAATAGAAGTTACAGACACTTCTTGTGTATATTTTGTTCAAGAAGTGGAAGATCAAAGATATGAACTCATTTTTGGTGATGGTGTCTTTGGTAAAAAGTTAGAATCACTGAATTATATTGATGTTTCCTATATTACCACTAATGGAAGTGATGGAAATGGTATTTCTTCCTTTTCTTTCAATGGAAGAGTGGTTGATAACAACAATAATCTTGTGAGCACAGGAATTTCAGTCATCACCACTGTAAATGCCTCTTTAGGAGGCAAAGAAATTGAATCTGTGGAGTCTGTAAAGCGTTTTGCACCTAAAATATACTCTACATTCAATAGAGCAGTCACTGCAAGTGATTATGAAGCACTAATTCCCAAAATTTACCCTGAAGCAGAGTCAGTTTCAGTTTTTGGAGGTGAAGAACTAAGTCCACCACAGTTTGGAAAGGTTTTTATTACCATAAAACCATTTTATGGACCTTTTGTTCCAGATGCCATTAAAAATAACCTAAAAACTCTAATAAAAAAATATTCTGTTGCTGGAATTGTTTGTGAAATACAAGATTTGAAATTTTTGTATGTTGAGGTTGATGTTAATGCATATTATAACCCAAATTTAGCTCCTGATGCAAATGCAGTCAGAACTGTGGTTACAAATAATATTAATCAATATGCAGACTCAACAGAACTGAATAAATATGGTGCAAAATTCAAATATAGTAGATTTCAAGGAATTGTAGATAATAGTCATGATTCAATCACTTCTAATATTACCAAAATTGAAATTAGAAGAGATATGAAACCTGCATTGAACCAATCTGCAGAATATGAGTTATGTTTTGGTAATCAATTCTATATAAAGAGAATGAGTGGTTATAATATCAAATCATCAGGATTTACTATCTTTGGTTTATCCAATACTGTCTACTTAAGTGATTTACCTGCAAAAGGTGGTAAAACTGGTTCTTTATTCTTCTTTAGATTACAAGGAACTAACAATCCAATTATAGTAAGCAATAATGTTGGAACTATTGATTATGAGAAAGGTGAATTATTATTGAAACCTGTAAATATTACAGGAACAAGTAAAACAATTCAAGACATACCAATTATTGAAGTATCAGCATGTCCTCAGTCAAATGATGTGATTGGACTGCAAGATCTTTACTTGCAATTAGATGTAAGTAAGAGTTCTGTAGATATGTTAGTTGATACCATAGAATCTGGTGATAATACATCAGGAAATCTTTATACTGCTACATCTAGTTACAAAACTGCTAATATAGCAAGATTGACTGACAGTGAAATAGCGAATGCAACTATTGGAACTGATACAGAGACAACTAATGTAAATACAAGTTCTACTACCTCAGATACATATAGAGTAGGGTCTACCACATTTACACCCACAGCTCCTTCATCATCGTCATCTTCTTCATCTTCATATTAATATTTTAATATAAAATGTCAGACAATACAAGAGTCAAAATTAGTTCAGTTGTTAAAAATCAACTGCCAGATTTTATAAGAGCAGATTTTCCACTTGCTGGTGATTTTTTATCACAATATTATACTGCAATAGAGAATCAAGGTTCACCTCTTGATATAATTCAAAATATTGACAATTATGTAAAGTTAGATGAGTTAACAGATCTAATAGATTCTACAACCCTTTCTAGTGATATAGAACTTTTTGATGATATCATACCTGTTGAGTCTACTGTGGGGTTCCCAGAGTCATATGGGTTGATTCAGATTGATTCTGAGATTATTACTTATACTGGAATAACTGCTACTTCATTTACTGGATGTTCTAGAGGATTCAGTGGAATTACATCATATAGAAGTCCTAATAAATCTGATGAGCTTGTATTTTCTGAATCTAACATTGATGAACACTCAAAGGATGCTGTAGTCAATAATTTAAGCATTAGATTTTTACAAGAGTTTTTTAAGAAGGTAAAAAAACAAGTTATACCTGGATTTGAGGAAAGACCATTATCTACAAGTATTGATCAAAGATTATTCATTAAACAATCAAAAGATTTCTATTCTTCTAAAGGAACTGATCAATCTTTTGAGATATTGTTTCGTGCATTGTATGGAAAGGATGTAGAAGTATTAAAACCACGTGATTTTCTATTTACACCCTCTGCAGCTAACTATAAGGTATCTAAACAAATTGTAGTTGAATCAGTATTAGGTAATCCATCAGATCTTGTTAATAGAAACATATTTCAAGACCCTGTAGATGGGTTTGCTTCAGTTACAGCTGCTGTAAGTGATGTAGAGGCTATTGTAAGAGGGACTAAGACATATTATAGACTTTCTTTGGATTTTGATAAAAATTCTCAAGTAGTATCTGCAGAATTCCCTGTTCATCCAAATACAAAGTTGATTGAGGGTGTTTCTATTGGTTCAACTGTTTTAACTGTTGATTCTACTGTTGGATTTGGAACTACTGGTTCTTTAATTGCTAATTTTGATGATGGCACTTCAACCACCATTAAATATGATTCAAAATCATTAACTCAGTTTTTTGGATGCTCTGGAGTTGAAAGAACCATAGATTCAACTCAAGATCTTAAAATGGATGCCTATGCATATGGATATGCTGGCATAGGAACTGCTGATGAGATTAGATTTAGAGTAACAGGTGTTTTAAAGGATTTAGATTTAAATTTAACTACTGCTACCTATAATGAGATTGGAGATGTCATAGAACCTAGAGGATTAGGATCTAAGTCTGATGATATTGTTTCTAAATCTTTATTCTCAAATATTTCCACCACATATGATGTAGACTCCATAGAGTTAGTAGATAAATCAAACTTTACATATCAATTAAATCTTTTTGATGCTCATGACTTTGTTGTGGGTGATAGTGCTCTTATTAACACAACACCATGCTCAATTATTTCCCTTATCAGTTCTAAACAAGTATTGATAAAAGGTGCTGGAGAATTGAATGAAATAATATCATATAAAATTCAAAGATTACTTTCTAAAGCAAATTTAAGTAATTATCCTGAATCTAGCATTTATACTACAAATGTTCAGAATTCTTACATAGATGGTGATAATTGTGTCTATATTGCATCACCATCTATTCCAGATTACTTAAATGAGGATTTGGATATTAGAGATACCACTCTTACTTTTTCTGGTAATTTTATAAACAATACTGATATCATAATCCCTAATCATGGATTGATGACTGGAGAAAAAGTAAAGTATATACCAGGTACTGGAGAAAATAAATTAGATATTTTAGAAGAAGAATATTTTATCAAAAAAGTAGATATTAACACAATTAAAATTGCTAGAAGTCTTTCTAATGTTTCAAATGAGAACTTTATAGGACTCACTGGTAATGTTGCAAATAATAGATTTGAATTAGCACGTTTTTCTAATAAAACAATATTAGCTCAAAATTTATTGAGAAAAATTGATACACCAGTTGTTTCTCCTATATCTGAGTCAACTCCAATAGGTAAGACTGGTATATTGGTGAATGGTGTTGAGATACTTAATTATAAGTCAAATGATATTGTTTACTTTGGTAAGGTAAATGATATATCTGTTACTGCTGAAGGATCTGGTTATGATGTGGTAAATCCACCTATAGTTTCTATTACAGACCCAGTTGGTTCTGGAGCATCAGCTTATTGCGAAGTTCAAGGTTCTTTGGAGAGAATTGATGTAGTTGATGGTGGATTTGATTATATTTCCACACCTACATTAAAAGTAAGTGGAGGTAATGGAATTGGATGTGTTGCAACACCTAATTTAGTTTTAAAAAGTCATTCTGTAGAATTTGATTCAACTGAGGATGGTGGACTAGTAAACATTAGTTCTAACATAATTGGATTCTCAACTTTCCATAAATTTGCAGATGGAGAGTTAATTACATACAACACAGAAGGTCAAACTGCAATAGCTGGACTTACTACTGGTGCTGCATATCATTGTTGTGTCAAAAGTGCAACAACAGTAACTTTGCATAAAAATTATGATGATTCTGTTGATGGATTATCTCCCATAGACTTAACAGCTTTTGGAACAGGTCTTCATAATTTAGAGTCTGTCAATCAGAAAAGAGTCATTAGTTCTGTAACTATCGCTAATTCAGGCATAGGATATAGAAATAGATTGACATCTACAACTTCATCTGGAATCAATACTGCAAATAACACTATAAACATTCCAAATCATGGATATAGGACTGGTGAGAAGATAAGATATAATACTAAGTCCACAACACCAATTTTAGGTTTAACAACACAAACTGATTACTATGCTTCAATTGTTGATGGTAATTCATTTAGATTATCTGCTGTAGGTGTAGGATCTACTGCAGTAAATCATTATTTAAGAAATAAAGAATATTTAAATTTACTTTCTGGTGGAACTGGAATTCATGAATTTAACTACCCACCAATAACAGTAACAGTGGATGGTAACATAGGAGTATCTACATTTAGTGGACAAAACTTTCAAGCAGATTTAAGACCAATTGTAAAGGGATCTGTAAAATCTGTATTTGTTCCTTCTGGTGGAATTGAGTATGGTTCAGCAGATGTTATCAACTATAACAGACAACCTGATATTGCTCTTAAGAGTGGTAAAGATGCTCAACTACTTCCAATTGTAAGTAGTGAAACTGGAAGAGTATCTGAAGTATTAGTATTAAATGGTGGATCTGAATATAATTCACCTCCAGAATTAAAAGTATCAGGAGATGGTTCTGGCACTGTATTGATTCCAATAATGAAATCAGGATCTATAGATTCTGTAAAAGTAGTTCATAGTGGAATAGGACACACTTCATCTAATATTAATGTATCAGTAACACCAAATGGACAGAGTGCTAAATTTTATTCAAACATAAAATCTTGGACTATAAACAATGTTCAAAGATTAATTCAAAATAATCAAATTACATCTGATGATGGTGTAGTTAGCACTGGTTTTAATGATAGGTATGGTTTAGAGTATTCTCATGCTTATGCTCCTAGAAAGTTAAGACAATCTGTTTTCACTAAGAAGTCTGTAGGTGACAAGGAGTTGTTTATTCCTGATTTATCTTTAAATAAGAATGCTCAAGAAGATACTTCTGGCAGTCATTCTCCAATTATTGGATGGTCATATGATGGATCTCCCATCTATGGTCCATATGGATTTAAGAATAATTCTGGTGGACCTGTTACTATACTTGAATCTGGATATTCAATTTCAATATCATCAGAAAGACCAAATCCACTTACTGTTGAGGGAGAGCAAGTATATTCTAATGGATTTTTTGTAGAGGATTATATATTTGAGGAAGGTAAAGATTTAGATCAACATAATGGTAGATTCTGCAAAACACCAGAATATCCAAATGGAGTGTATGCATATTTTGCCACAGTTAACCCTGATGCTTTGGATTCAGAGGGAGTATTTAAGAATTTCAGAAAACCAGAATTTCCTTATTTTATAGGTAATTCTTATAAATCAAAATCAATAGAATATAATTTTAGTTTCCTTTCAAATCAAGATGATACTGATTTAAATCAAACTGATTATATTAGAAATACTAGAGTATATAACTTCCTTTTAAATAAAACTAGTTATGATTTCTTAGTAAATCCAAACTCTATTAG